TTTAGAAGTGGTTCAGAAGAAAAGGTTTATAAATTTTTTAAAGATAAAAAAGTAAAAGTTAAATATGAACCTAATAAATATAGTTATGAATGGTTTGAAAATAAAACTTACTGCCCTGACTTCTTATTACCTAATGGGTCTTACATAGAAGTTAAAGGTAGGTTAACTATTGAGATGAGAAAGAAACATTTGTTTTTTAGAAAGTCTAATCCTAAAATTATAATTAGATTTGCTTTTGATAATCCTAATAAAAAATTAAACAAAGGTGGTACTATGACTTACGCAAAGTGGTGTGACAAACATAACTTTGAATACTGCAAGATAAGTGATGGTATTCCTAAACAATGGTATAATGAAACAACATGATAATTTTTTTCGTACAGTTGAACAAAATATTATCAGCTCAACAAGTGCTGAGAGGACATTATTCCTTGCAGTTATTTTACAGGCACTACTTGATGCTACTCAAAAAGATACTCAAGACTTGGAAAGTCATAAGTATAAACGTGAGTCTATACTTTGGTTTACTACCAACAGTGGTAAACGAAAAGAAGACTTTGAATACATATGCGAACTCGCAGATATTGAACCAAACTATATGAGAAGAGTCGCTATGGAAATACTAACATCTAAAAGAACTAACTTTGTGAGGAATCATATTAATGCTTTGTTGACACATAAGGATAGTTATGATAGAATTAAACTTAAAAATAGAAAGGGGAAATAAACTATGTTACCAACTGAATACCAAAACTATATTGCCATCTCTCGTTATGCGAGATGGATTGAAAAAGAAAACAGAAGAGAAACGTGGAGTGAAACTGTTGAACGATATGTTAGT